AAGGAATAAGGGCTGCCTTTAAAGAACACGGTTGCGAAAGCTAAATCTGTCTGTGGAAAAACAGAGACTTGCTCTAAGATATGCGCTGTTGGTCTCAAGTGGTCTAAGACGCTGCCTTTCTGGCAGAGACGTGGGTTCGACTCCCATAACAGTGCTTAATTAATCTATTCTATTGAAAAAAATAATTAGGAGAAACAAATGTCAAATATTTATATTTTTGGTTCAAAAAATGGCAAATGGACGCAACTGGGAGAAGTGAAGAACTCTTGGTATTGGCATGTGAACATTTGGCTTTCCTTGTGGGAAGAATATCTAAAAGAAAAAGAAAATTCAAAAAGTCTTCTTCTAAATCCTTATAGTGAAAATATTTCTAAAGTCTGGGCATTGGCTTCTAATCAAGATATTCCTGAATTTGAAAGAGCTGTTCTAAATTCCACTTTTGATAAAACTATTATTCGCCGTTCCTCTGTGGATTGGCTCATCAAACAAATTGAAGAATTCGAAGAGAAATATCCTGAAAAGACAAGCGCTAAAGGAATGATAGCCTGCTTCAAGTCTATTATGGCTGATGAGGAATTAAATAAATATGAAAACTTTTTGATTTGCACTTCTACTGTTCTATATGAAGGTCGTTTAAAAACAACCCATTCAAAATGCAGCCACAAAAAGGATGATGACAGTAATTTTGAATGTGAGATATATCATGACAACAATGAAAAATATGGGGAATTGTTGTCATTAATAAATGGTGAAACATTCTTTGAAATCAAAGATGCTACTGTAAATCCTGATTATGACGGTGTAGTTGTTTCTGGAGATTTTGCTACAATTTGATTCATCAATATGGCAAAAATTAATTAATAATTAACATATATTTACTTTACCATTACAGACCAAGAAGCACTTCTCGTTACCACTGTGACAACAACGTTTTGGGAGTGCTTTATTTGTTTCTATGAATATTTTTCTTTTTGTTTTTTTGTGATATAATCGTTATTGAAATAAATACTTCACACAAATAAAAAATAACATTAGAAAGGTATTTATTATATTATGTTCTCTATCAAAAAAACTGTACTACGAAACGGAGAGGTTGTCCAAAAGACAATCAAAAGCCAACATTCTAGTGAAGCGGATGCCGTGGCTGAATTGCACGCAAAACTATTTAAAAAAGAAACAATCTTTGGACAAAAGTTCAAAGAGTTAAAAGAAAATGGAAGATTGATTTATGAGTTGGAGTTGAATTACTGCCCAACTGTAAGAGAAGTCATTCGTTATCAAATCATTAGAGAGGAAAATTAAGATTATGATGAAAGCTGTTGTTGTAGCTGTATATGAAGAAGCACGCGCTGCCGTGATGCACTATTCTGGTTCTGTGGAATCTGCTGAAAAAGTTTTAAGTAAGCATATAGCTCACTTCAATGACATTCGTACCCAACAAAAAATGTATGAAAGCTTTCAGCAAATGAATTTTCCACCAGAAGTTGAGGCAAAACTTGTATTGCCAAGTTTTGAATTGTTAATTATGCCAGAAAACCTATGTCAACGGATGGATAATACTTTTGATAAATCTGTTTTATCAGAAGGGATTTATCAAGTTGTTCGTGATTTGAGTTTGCTGGAAAGACTATAATAAAAAGGAAAAATAAATTATATTAGAAAAGAGATAATGTAAAATTATGACAAGAAAAGAAGAATTGAAAGAAAAAATTGTTCAAGAAGTAAAGGCGGCAAAAGCTGATATTGAAAAATCTTCTAGCGCATTTGCTGAGGAAGACCTCAATGCCATTCAAGTATTCCAAGAAAAACTGGATAAACAATGGCAAAAACTACAAGAAAAACTTGTTCCTCATGAACAAGAACTGTTGTTAGACATCATTCAATTCCTAGAAGACCATCAAGCATCTCCTGAATTGATTGAGTTGCGTGATGAAGTTTATGCGCTAGCTAAATAAAATTACTTTATTGTAACAAAAGAAAGGATTAATTAAAGGGAAAATTTTATGGCCAAGAAAAACAATAATAAAAAGCGTCATTCAAAGAAAAGACGGAATATCAGTGTTCATAAGTTTGAAGAAGAACGTTTGCTGCTTCATAAGATTGTATTAGATTACAACATCAAAGAAGATGAATTCTTGATGGAAGCCCATGTAATGATTGCTGATAGACCTATTGATATTAAAGGTGTTATTGCTCCTGAAGCTCTGCCGGACGGAATTCATGTTCATTCAACTGAGAAGAAAAGTAAGTTCCTTGATTTAGGCATCACTAAGAAACATATACCACTCACTTATCAGTATATTCGTGATTGGGTGGATTCAATTGGTGATTACTTGGATAATGGTTATCTTTTGTCTGATAGCCAACTACACAAGGAAATCTATTCTCCTTTGTATGTCAAGGATGACAGCTTTGCCCAGAATTTTCCTGTAAATTAAAATAAAAACTTGCATGATGAAATTGAATGTGATATTATAGTTATAGATAAGGAGCTACTAATCCTTATCTATGAATGATAAATTAATGGAGAAAGATAGACAAATTATTTTGTCTATTTTTCTTTTTGATTTGTGAGAAATATGTCATTCTGATAAAACCTATAGCCCTGTTTTTACATCAACTATTCTGATTCAAAAATGTTTATATTTTGTTGAAAAAATATTTATAAACTATTGACAAAACATTGTGATGGTGATATACTAATAATGTACTTGATATGAGAATATCAGGACAAAAAATCCTTTCTACCTACACTTGTTCCTCCTAGCGAGTGTAGGGGTTGTAAAAAAATAATATTGTAAAATGAATAGGTGAAAGATGTTCCTACTTTTCACCAACTCATGAGAAACCTAGTGACTTGCGGAAACATTTCACTAGCTACAATTCCCACCAAAATTCTGGTGGGATTTCTTTTTGTCTAAAAATAAATAGAGGACAGAATCTGAAAGTGGGTTCTGCTCTTTTTCTTCTTCTAATTATTTTTTGTTTTATTGTTTTTCTGTGGTATAATTTTCTTATCCTTTTTTATAGGGATGGTTCGTAAAAATAAAATAATTTTTTGGAAAAAGAAAGGAAAAATTATGGACACATTATCACAATTTCCAACTTGGCTAATCCCAGTTGCTCTTATCATTATCGGTGTTTTGGTCTTGCTAGTAAAAGGTTATGTCAATGCAAAACCAAATGAAGTCATTGTTATTACAGGATTGCGTAAGTTGCGACATCTTCGTGGTAAAGCTGGTTTCATGATTCCATTTATTGAGCGTCGCTCTTATTTGGACATTGAACAGTTTTCTACAGATGTTCGGACATCTGAGTCTGTTCCTACTAAAGACTTTATTAACGTGCGTGCTGACGCTGCTGTGAAGCTCAAAATCGGTACTAGTGATGAAATGATTGCTAAAGCCTCTGAAAACTTCCTGAATTGGAAAACTACTGATATTTCTGAATCCATCCAAGATGTTCTGGAAGGTAATCTTCGGGAAGTAATTGGACAAATGGAATTGCGTAAGATGGTGAATGACCGTCAAGAATTCGCTTCTAAAGTTCAGGATAATGTAGCTCCTGACTTGGAAAAAATGGGTCTGGAAGTTATTGCCTTTACTGTTCAGTCTTTCTCTGATGAAGGTGGCGTGATTGATAACCTTGGTATCGAAAACGTTGAAACCATCAAGAAAGATGCCTTGATTGCTAAAGCTAAAGCTGAACGTGAGCGTAAAGAAGTAGAAGCTGAACAAGATAAGCTGGCTAATGACAAACGGATAGCTGCTGACTTAGAAATCGCTCAAAAGCAAAATGAATTGAAGTTGAAGCAGGCTGCTTTGAAACAAGAAGCTGATATTGCTCAGGCTAAGGCTGATGCTGCAAAAGGCATTGAGGCCGAAATTCAACGTCGTGAACAAGAGCGTGTGGCCGCTGAAGCTAATATCATGAAGCAAGAGAAAGAAGCTGAAGTTAAGGAACGTGAAGTAAAAGTTCGTGAGCAAGAACTGGATGCTAACGTCCGTAAAAAAGCAGAAGCTGACAAATATGCTCGTCAACAAGCAGCAGAAGCGCAATTGATTGAGCGTCAACGTCAGGCAGAAGCTGAACTTTTTGAAACCCAAAAAGAAGCAGAAGCTCGTAAGGCCCAAGCTGAGGCTGAGAAGTTTGCACAACTTCAAGAAGCTGAAGCTATTGAAGCTAAAGGACGTGCTGAGGCCGAAGCTATTCGATTGAAGCTTGAAGCAGAAGCGCAAGGTTTAGATAAGAAAGCAGAAGCAATGAAGAAAATGCAGGAAGCTGCGATTACTGAAATGGTTGTTGATAAACTTCCTGAAATCGCACGCGCCGTAGCAGAGCCTCTTACCAAAGTGGATAAAATCACCATGTATGGCGAGGGCAACGCTTCTAGAATGGTTGGCGACATTATGCAGACGATTGACCAAGTGTCACAGGGAGCAGGATTTGATATTCGGCAATTGCTGACTGGTGCTCTAGGTGTCAATATGACCGTCAACAAACTGAAGCAAGATGAACAACCTGTAATTGAAGCTGAAGAAATTACTTCTGTTGATAAATAAAAAAACAAGAAAAAAAGGCTAGAGTTGAATTATTAAACTCTAGTCTTTTCTTTTGTGTTAATAGTAATAATAATAGCCGTTGTATAAATACATATAGTTTCCATAACCATCTGTATAATATTTCCAATAACCAGAACCGTCAACATAGCCATAATAAGCAATATTGTCATTTACGCCTTTAATGACAGTTGGCTTAACTGGTTTTTCCTGCCACTTTCTAAAGGCAGCTTCTGGAGGCCCAGAATAGCCCATAGTCGTGTTCACATCATAGGTGGATGGTTTTGTCTCACTCGCCATAACAGGCACAGCAGAGGCTAAATTAAGGGCTAATCCGGCCACACTTGTAGCAGTAACTATTTTAGTTTTCAAAGACTTAAATTTCATATAAAAGTCTCCTTTCTTCACATTATCATATATTAGATTAGTATTTATTTTTTGTAACTGGAAAAACAGTTACAAGATATAGTATAAAATAAAACATTAATAAATGAAAACTAAAAATTTATATACAATTGAATCAACAAGAAACAGTTTGTGAAATAGCCAAAACAAAAGGTGCTTCTTAATGTAAGAAACACCTTCGCAAACTCCTTATACATCATGGTATATGAGCTATATTTATAATAACATAACGAACCTAAATATGTCAAGGATGTAGTGAAGAAAACAAAAAAAGACCAGAATTATTTTCTAGTCTTTTTTGATTGAATTTATTTAATTATTCAATATTTACATCTTCAACAGACTTGTCAGTGCGAATTCCTTTAAAACGAGGGAATCGCAAGCTGATTTCGTCATTGTTTTGATTTTTGCTGTAAGAAGTATATTGAATTTCTCCAATAGCTCCAAGGTACTTATCTTGGTTATTCCAGATTTCATCTCGAAGCTCATCTGTAAGTCCAGAACCAAACTTGACAGGAACACCTTCAAAATCCATAATCAATGCCCCTAGAGTATTTTCATACTTGGTATATGGAGCGCCGGGTTCAAATCCAATGATTTCAAGGTCGGCCGATTTAGTTGGCTTAATCTTCAGTAGACCATTATGACGTTTACATTTATAAGGTGTATCAAGATTTAGCATCAGGCCTTCTTCTCCTAGAGCTACCTGCTCATCAAAGAGTTTGTAGATAGCCTCTAGGTCATTATAGACATCCTCAGTCTCCATAAGGACAGGAACAAGTTCAATGCCTGTTACATCAGGAACATTCAAGAAAACATCATTTAACATGTTTCGCCGGTCTTTATAAGTAAGAATAGATTTCTTATCTTGGAAGAATTCATCTGTTCCAACAATATCAAATACATGATAAGTCAGGTTAGATTTTTCACCATCTTTACGGATGATTTTAGAAGTTTCGTTAAACCATTCTTCTTTTGGTTTATCTGATTCTGTAATCAGGATTTCACCATCTAAGAATAGTCCTTCTGGATAAACCTTGGCTAGTTTGTTCCAGTCAAAAGATTTAAAGATGCTCGTTGCAACATCTGTCATTCCTGTAACTGGTTTTCCTTGCCGGGTAAAGAAATTCACGTTAATACGGCCACCAATTCCATTCAGTTCATCAAAAGAAACCTGAGCAAGCGTTCTGTGGCCGTCTAGCTTCAGTGTGATAAAGCCTATAAGAGCTTTTAGTTTTTCTGAATCTAGTTTGTCAATTGATTTGGCCAACTGAACCTCAAAAACAGGAATAAACCCTTCTCCGTAAACGGCATTGACTGTTTTGGCCGTAACCCCCAGTTTAAGGGATTTCGTTACTACCTTTTCAATGAAGTCATGAAGCTCTTCTGGTTGACTTTGAATATATTGATGAACAACAAGAATATCTGCATCTCGTCCAGTATTATTTCCTTTAAGATAATCCAATAAACTTAAAAGATTTGTGATTTCTTGACTGGACTTTTCTTCACGAATATCATCACTGAATGACTTCCTGCGTTCTAGTTTTTTCGCTGAAATTCCTGTAGTAATATCATTATTTAGCAAGAATTTTAGAAGCTTCTTGAAACGTTCATCAGCGTTATGGAAACGTAGAACTGTGTCCTTTCCAGCTTTGGTTGTTTCTGCCATGAGACTGTCCATTGAGTTTTTAAGGAATTTTAATCCCTCAACTGTTGCTAAAAAAGTTGCCATACTTTTCTCCTTTTTAAAAATTAAATATTTTATTGTAAAATTAATTTTTACATTGATTATTATAAGCAAAAGACCTCGGTATTTCAAGGTCTTTATTTAAGTTTAGTTTAGTTCGGGTATACATCATAGCTGTACTTGTCTACAATGTAGTTTTGGATAAATGATTTTATCTTCTCGAATTTTGATTTGTATTCAATAATAGATTCTTTTGATGCTTTATTTGTTGTAAAGTATTGGGTTGAGATATTGAAATGAGTTTTAGTGTCCATATCGTTCCCACTGTATCTAACTTGCAATGTACAAAGACAAAATAGAGTTTGATTGTCTTTATTGTAGCTGAGGAAAATAGGCACATCCTTTGTCTTTTGTTTGGATTTGCGTTCCTCGTTTGCATATTGCCTGTTGATTTCGTAGTTGAGGTTATCAAAGTTTCCAGTATAATCACGTTTAATCAAATCTAATATTTCTTTTGGGCATTGATGAATTGTGATAGGCTTGTACTGAGAAAATTCTTCCAATACATCTTTAGTTTCATTTGGTATGGACACTTTGGCATAATTGAACTTTTTGTTTTCCTTTTTCTTGATGATTTGCTTCAATTTTCTAATTGCGGCTCTAAACTCAATCACATCTCGAACTTTATTAGCATCTTCCAACATGAGGTCAAGGGTTTTATAGTTTGCTGGTATTTTCTTATAAAACAATTTGAGATTTTTTAGTTTCATTGCAAATTTTGTTGTTTTATAAGTAAGACGCTCATCATCAAAATATTTATCTTTGTAATAGCTGCTCAACCAATCATATTCTGTTATTCTCCTTGGATGATTAAATACTTCATTGAACACTTTATCATAAATAGAAGCTTTCCCTCTACCATGCGTTCTATACCAACCATAAAATCGAGGCCATTCTTTCTGGTCTAAAATCAACCAAACTTTAAACAAATAATAGAGGTCTGTGGTTGGTGTTCTCTCTATATCTTTATCTGAAATAAGTGGAGAAAATTCCGAGAATTGACTGTATTTTCTCTTAAAAATATTCCTTTTACTTGTTTTTCTTTTTAGACCTGCCTGATGCAAGTCTTCCATAGTTAGGGTTGTATTGATTCTTGCCCCTGAGCCATCTCTATACAAGAACTCAATGTTTTGCTTTGATAGTTTTACAAGTTCTTCCTGATGTTCTTTTAGACATGAGAATTCTTTTAAGTTCGGATAAGGAAAATCTTTAATTAAATATGTAGACAGGCCATCATAGGCTAACGTGTCTGAAAATGCGCTTCTCTTTTGTTTTGTTTTAAATGAAATATGGTTACTATCTTCATCAAAAAACAAATAGCGCTGAGAATTACTTTGACTTGACTGTAATTCTAGTTTAAAAACACCATCATTCGCTGTATACAAACTTCCAATATTAGTGCAAAAAAGAGTGTCTATTTTTATGTATGGTCTTTCTTTGTAGTCATAGGTAAGTTTGATATGTAGAAAACGTTCATCAACATTGTCATTTTTGATGTTAATGCCATCAATTATACTTGGATTATCCTGAATGATTTTGTAAATGGATTGCATCCGCAAAAGAAAATTTTTAAGCACTTCATGGTCATCAACGATTTCATAGTTGTTATAGTCATCATTTTCTGGTTTTTGCAGCATAAAAAGAACTGAATTTCTCAGTTGTCCAGCATCAGAAAAATCAAATTTTATATTTAATTTATTAGCAACTTGTATCAAGTCCATGTTAGCCTTTTTCTTATAGAAATCAAAGAATTTTTGTGCTGTTATCATTATTGTCTCCTAGTGGTTTCTTTGTCTTGTTATTTCTTTATATTTTACCATAATTTAAGCTAAAAATAAACTTAAATAATAGAATAACTGCAAACAAAAAACACTCTTAATAAGAGTGTTTGATTTTCGGTATTATCTACCATAATGCAGTTTGCCGTGACTATCTTCAAATTCAAGCCACCAGTCACTACAATCATCTGAGTTACGAAGTTCATAACCTGTAGCATGACAATTTTCTTCATTGTCAGATTCTGTTGAGAAAGTTTGGTCGAAGATTCCGTTGCTACCGTTTTTTAGTTCAACAAGGCATGGATATGTCTTCGATTCATCTTCACTATAAATCGGATATTCATCACACCCATCAATATCCTCTTCTTTTTGTTGTTCTGAGACGAAGTAATTTTCAATGCTCCAAATCCCTTTGTTATTGTCAACAAAATCCTCAAATGACACAACGGTTAAGCAAATATTTTTTGAAAAGCAAGCACGAACAATACCGGCAACAAAATAAAGCTCAGTTTCATTAATAAGCAAAATCAGATTATCTCCAGATTCCATCTTATTTTCTTCAATGAAGTTAGAAACAGCTTCCTCAATTTCATGACGAGAAGTATACAGCTCTTCATAAGTCATGTTTGATTTTTCAAATAAAGATGTAACATGTTCCCCTGCTTTTTTCATGTTATACAAACTGATACGTTTTTTCATTTTTGTTTTCTCCTTTTTATTTTTTAAATAATATTTGTAAAAATGATTACATTTACTATTATAAAGCAAAACAAAAACACCCATAAAGAGCGTTTTTTAAAATTTAGTTTTAGAAATATTTCACAACAACTTCGATATGAGGACGATAATCAATAGTCAAACCATCAATATATAGCCCACCTTGAGTTCCAGTAATTGAAAGTGATTCTTTATACCTGAGATAATCATAATAGTCTTCGAAATAACTACTTAGACTTATCAAGAAATCGTATAGCATATCTTCAATTTCACTCCAATGATGGCTGAAAAGTACCTCTTTGCCATCAATGAAGAGAGTATATGAATCTTGAGCTTCTTTGACAAATTTTTCAGCATCAATTTTTTGATACCAAATTTTGTCATCATTTCGTAAGTCAATATATCCCTCAAAATGTCTGATGTTTTCTGCAAAAAACATAGCAAGCTTTTCCATAACCATAATTGAAATAGAAGAATATTCCATTGTTAGGTCTGTTGTTGAAAAAATATTGAGTCTGTATGTTCCATTAATTGCATTGTCAAACAAGTCTTTCTTATCAAACTTCAAGTGATTTCTGTAATTATAAGAAACAGAGCCAGCTTCTCCTTTGTAGGTAAATTTTACAAAACCTGATACAGTTTTCAAGGTGTCAGTTTCTTTTCCTGATTCAAAACTAACATCTTTATGTGTTGATGGGTCATACTTTTCTTCAACAACATTAAAGTCATGTTCAGCTTTCTCATCAATATTCCAAAGGAAGAAATTTACCAATCTTTGAAATGGCAACTCACCTACAATTTTAACATTTGTTGTAACATTTTCCATTTTTGTTTTCTCCTTTTTGTTTTTAAAATAATATTTGTAAAAATGATTACAAGTAATATTATAAAACTAAAAGAAAAAACACTCATTATGAGTGTTTTGGTTTTCTGAAAGGATTCTGTTTCCTTTTGTCTTTTACGATTTTGATGCATGGTTGGTAATTCATTGGCCCTTCCAATCGTAGAACATTATTCTTAGGAGTCAACTCTTCAACAGATTTTAACGCTGCTTCATAGTAATTGTCATTGTAGAAGAAAATCTTCATGCTCTGAACATATTCTAAGACTTTGTTTTTTGCTTCATCAAAAGAAAAATGCCTTAGATTGCTATAGAAGATACCGTGTATTTGAAGAGAATAAGTGTCTTCTGGGGCTTCAGGGAATAAGTCTTCTTCCTTCACCTTTTCATACCAAGCATCATTGTCTCCAATGTAACCATTGAATTCAAAGGCGATTCTTGGCATAATGTCAAGAATTTCACTATCCGCATCCATGACTAATTCAGTCTGAGGAAAATTATTTAGTTCTGGAGTGCCGTGTTTGAAGTTGTCAAAGACTTCATTAACATTGAATTTGATATAATTTTTGTAATTATATAAAATCCTGTATTTTTTGTTGTGATAGAGAACTTCCATTAACACTTTTTGTTCTATTAATGTTGTTCCATTCACAACAATATCAGGATGTTTTAGTGGACGGTATGGTTTTTCGCTTTTTTGAATGATTTCGGTTTTGAAATATCCTAAACCAATAACATCCTCCATTCCAAAACGAATAAAATCCACGATTTCGCCAAAAGGTACAAGACCTATCATCTTTACTTTTACTTCTGATGCCATAATAGCACCTCCTTTTTTAGTTTTAATATAATATTGTAAAAATTAATAAATTTTACAAAGTATATTATAAATGATATGAGATGAATAAAAAATGCCTGAATTAACTTCAGACATTTTTAAATAGGAAAATTATTCAACTTTCTTGTAAGGAATGTTGTCAGTATCTTGTTCATCAAGATAACCACCAAACTTCTTGGCAATCTTTGTCATGATTTCAACAGCATCAGAATCAAATCCAAGTGAAAGATAAGTATAAGGGCCATTCAGTTCTGGAGTTCCATTTTTGATATTAGATGCAATATCTTGCGGACTAAACCAAAAGGTGTCTTTGTAAAGATAAAAAATGCTTCGATTTTTTCCGTTATAGGAAATGTGAATCCACCCTACATCCCTCTTTTCAATGCCATCAATACCCAAAAATACAATATCACTTCTAGTGTCAAAGAATTGTTCTTCTTCTTCAATACTAGTTGTGATGCTCTCAGAAATTTCTTCTTTGATAAAAGTAACAAGTTGGTCGACATCCAACTTCCCAATAATCTTAACATTTGTATCAATGCCCATGTTAATACTCCTTTTTTATAAAATAATATGCTTTTGTAAAATGAATCTTTTACAGAGTATATTATAAAACAACTCAGAAAAATAAAAAGACCCTTGCAATTAAGAGGCCTTTTTGTTTTGTTCTATTTTAATAACAGTCAATAAAAAGAAAACCTTGGTAACTATCTCTTTCTATCTCATAACGAATAGCAAGCCTTTCAAAGCTTTTATTGTAGAGGATTTCAGAAAGATGATATAGTTTTGAAAGTCGTTTAGGTATTTCTCCTAATAGACGGTTTTGACTATCAAAAACACTGTAATTGCCAGAATAATCACGGATTAACCGTAATCCTTGGTGGATATATCCTTTTTGGTCTTGACTACCAGAAACAGGTGGATAATAAGATGTATTATCCAGCCTGATTTTGATATATCCGTGTACATTCATAAATCCACGCATTACTCTTTGTCCTTGTGATGCCTGTCATAGAATTGAATTAATTCCTGAACAGTACCAACAGAAAGATTGCGAATTTTACGAGTACCTTTCTTCAAGTAAGACAACGTAGACTGTGGTACGTTTGTCTCTTTGGCTATTTCACTCTGAGAAAAGTTTTCCAAGAGCCATTCAATTTTTGCTTTTATTTTTTGGATGTCTTCCAATCATCCACCCTTTTTAACCTTTCTTTCTTGATTTAGTACCACCAGTCATAAAGGCAATTACACCAATCAGAATACCCAATCCAAGACCTGTAAGAATTTTTACAACACGGTCATCTGAACCAGTTTTAGGAAGAACTTTCTTAGGCTCAGTTGGCTTAGGTGTTTCTTTCGCTTCTGGTTTTGGTGTCGGTTTTTCTTCCTTTGGTTTAGGAGTTTCTTTTGGTTTTGGTTCTGGTTTTTTAGGCTCTTCTTTTGGTTCAGCCTTAGGTTTTTCAACCTCTGGTGCTGGTGGTTTTGGTGTATCTTCTTTAGGCTTTGGCTTATCCTCAGGTTTAGGTTTCACCTTGACATTTTCAGTCTTTTTCTTCTCTTCCTTTTTAGGCTCGAATTCTTTTGGTTTCACCTTATCTTTTGGCTTGTTTTTGCCATCCGCTTCACCTGAGCCATCCGCCCATTTGTAATTCACTTCGTGCTGCAAGAAGTAATCTTGCGCTTGTACCGTAAAGGTGTTAGTAGGAATGATAGAGCGGTCTTTGGAGCGCGTGCTGTATTCGAAAGTTACAACTTTATCCAAATCACCAACTTCCGCATCAAAACCGTCTTTACGGATTTTCACGAAGCTTGGGTCAGCAGTATATGCAAGAGTCCAAGGGTTTGCTGAATGTAAGTAGTTTACAATCATTGACCCCGGAATATACTCTTGTGATTCATCCCAAGTATCATGAACATGGACACCTTTAAGACTAGCCTTGCGATAGTTCACACGCGCCACCCAATGAACTACAGAGGCATCATCTTTGTCTTGTCGCCCCCATTTATACAATTCTTCATTGAGGTTGGTGTCTCCTTTTGAGCCAGTCTTAACATCAACGACAGTGCCTTTAAAATCAAGGTGCATTGTGCCTTCGTCTTTTACAACTTCACGATTAATTTGAGTACGCATAGTCCATGAAATTGATTTATTCAAAGGCTTCTTTTGAAAATAATCATTGAACACTGTAGTGACAGTATTTGTCGTAGCGTTCGCTGTAGCTTGACCTACTGGTTCACCATCAGGAGCATTTACTGGAAAATCATAAGTTGTTTCCAATTCAAGCTCCTTTGGCAAGGGCATGGTCATTGTGTCTCCTTGATTGATGGTAATATCATCTGGAATCGCTGTAGACACTTTTACATCAATTTTTGTGTAAAATGTATCATCTTGACGAGTAACATCAATTTCTGGTTGTTTGACAGAAACTTCAGTACCCTCTTTGGTAACTTCACTAGCTAAAACATTGCTATAATAAAGAAGTCCACTAATAGCAGCAAATGTAACCATTGATAGTTTAACCATATTTTTCATAAAATAATATTCTCCTTGAATATAAAATTAATTTGATTTATTTTTGTTCATAGTCTAGAACAACCTTGAAGACCATCAGTGCTTTACCAGAAATTTTTCTGCGTAATTCAGGATAATCATTCAATTGTTCTAAATCGAGCGCATCCAGATTTTCAACATTCTGAATGATGAATTTAGATACTTTACGAGAAAATGTTCTCGTTATTTTATGGGAATTCTCATTACTAATATCTAACTGACCCTTGTAGTCGCAAAGAAGTTTTTCTAGTTCTTCTTTTAAGGTCATTTTTCCACCCCCTTTCAATAATAAATAAATTATTTTAAATTAAATCAAATCAAAATTGTATTATTTTATTTACAATCCAATAACCAGTAACACAAGAGAGACAAGAATAACAATCACTGAGAATTTCATGATTTTCTTGTAAAAATCAATATCTAGGCTTTCCTTTGACTTCCTGAACTCTAGGTGTCCATGAGTTAGAGTATAAAAAGACAGCACTAATGTAAGTAGTGAAAATCTATCAAATACAGTCATCAGAAACACGCCCAAAATTAACACCAAGCTATTCAATACTCTGTTTATAGTTGGCTTTCCATTTGTTACAAAACAATAATCTAGAATTAAGTAGAAAATTGTAAACATTACTAGATTAAATAAAAACAACATATTCTATATCTGCACCTCATACTTTACTTTTATTTCTGAAACTATTATATCGCAAACGTTATAAGTTGTCAAAGAAAAAAGAAGTCTAAAAAGTAGACTTCTTTAATATAATAGAGAAACATAAACTAAGCAGAAATGAGTTCATCAAGAAACTTAGAGACTTGTTTTCTAGATAGTGTATATTTAGAAACATCTAAAGTTTCATGGTGGTCATCCTTAGAATTTTTCCAGAATGTAACGATTGTGTGTCTGAAGAAATCATAAACAACGATTTGTTCATCTAAACGAAATACACAACGTAGTTCTGTTTGTTTGTCTGAAAATGTAATCTTCTTAAATTCAATTAGATTACCAAACAAAAGAACCATTTTTAAGCTGCGTTTAGTCACTTCACCTCTGCCTTTTCGAAAAATTCTTTCTTTAGCGTGTGGGCAAATGCGATATTTGCCACCATTGTAAAAGTATTTCCCAAGAAAATTCTGCAATGTCTTTTCTATGTATGTTACTTCTTTTTCAGACATTTGATGAAGATGTCTTTTTTCTTCTTTAACAACTTTAGCTGTAATTACTTTCATCATTATAAACTCCTGAAATAAAGATTTGATTAGTGTGCATCAGCAAAGCTCAATAACTTGTCAATGTCATGTTGAATGAAATCAATATAGTTGTTATATTGCTTTTTCATAGCTTCATGACTTTCTGACATGAAGTCAATTTCCCTCAACAGATAAGTATAATTATCTTCAGCTCTCCATTGATGAGCATATGAGGAATTTTGCTCTTTATAGGCTGTCTTGATTAAGAGTTTGCCATCAATGAAGTGGCAAGAAAACTTGATAACCAATGGAATTTCTTTGCCCATTTTTGAAGTTATATTAATTCCCAGAATAAGGGTTTGTTTTTGCAAATCTTTGCTTGCTGCATCATCATAAACAATTTCTGTCTTGATGAGTTCAATGCCATTATTGTCTTTTTTTAGAATATGAGTTTCAACATCTTTTAAGAATTCCACCCAAGCAGATTCTTTTACTGGGCCTTTTTGCTGTTTAAAAATTTCTTTGATGTTGTTGATAAAAGTATTAGTTTTAGTATTTGTTTTCATGTCAAATACTCCTTCCTGAAATAAAAAAAATAATATATTTGTAAAATAAAAAGTTTTACATCTCTTATTATAAAACAATTAATAAATCAATAACAGTTATACTATTATTTGTAAAAGTTATTCATTTTACAAATATATTATTTTAAAATAAAAATTAAAAGGAGAATGATATGGAATCATCAGTTGTGTTTGCTCCGTCAGAGCTTGTAAAAAATATCCCTCTTGGAGGAGTGTTTGCATTGATAGAACTAGACGAGGAATATCAACCTCATTTCTTCAAGGTTTTATCTAAGTCTTTTGATGGCGTTGAGGCTGAAATCTGGGAGAAATCAGTTGGTTGGTCTGGAGAAAAGACTATTATGCCTCTTGATTTCGGAGTCATTAAGCCCG